ATCTCCTTCTCCATGGCAGTGCCGTAGCCGGAGTCAAGATACGCGGCGTGCATCCCAGCCGGGAGCAGCATCTTGTAGATCACCTTGTTCTGGACGCCGACGCCAAGCTCGTTCCGGCTGAAGCCCTCTGCGAGGGTCCGGCTGATCGAGGTGGAGGTGAAGCCCCTGCGCTCGATCACGTCGCCCACCTTGGCCCCCACGAGGTCGGCTCCGCTGCCGCCGTGCCAGACCGTGATCGACTGGGGCAGCGGCTCGACCGCAAGCGCGGCGTCCAGCGACTGGACCTCGCCGTCGATGGCGGCCTTGTCCGAGGCGCTGAGGTTCGGGGTGCGCCCTTGCAGGTACGGGTTGATGTCCTTGTATCCGTTGCCCGTGTAGATTTCCAGCGCCCTCAGCTGCTGGCTGGACAGCTTGCTGTCCCAGTTGGCGTACATCTTCGTCATCTGGGTGTGGGTCACGTCGCCGCCGGACGGGGTCCCGCCGCTCGTGATCGTGGCCGGGTGTCCGCCGTCGGACGAGCGGTGACCGAACCACGCACCGTAGAAGTGATCGTCAGGCCCGCCCTCGCGCAGGCGCGCACGGGTGACGGCGGCAATCTCAGCGGCCACGGAGTCGCGCATCAGACCACCGCCCCGATCGCGCCACCGATCAGGCCACCGACCCGCGCCTCACCGGCCAGATCGAACAGGGTGTCGCTCCACGCCATCCGGACTGCCTGCCGGATCGCGGGCAGCATCTCCTCCACGGAGGTAGCGAGGAAGCGGTAGCCCGGCCACCACGTGCCGTTGCGCAGCATGTGCCCGAACTCGACCCACATCCAGTAGTCGGCGCCATCGGACATGAGGTCGTAGGCCACGATGTGGGACGCCTCCAACTCGGTCACCAGAACGGCAGTCAAGGTGTCGTGCATGAGCCCAGTATCGAGGCCGTAGATGTTCCCGTCCGGCGTGATCACGTCGTCTGGCTTGCGCTTCAGCTTGCTCTTGGCAAGCTCGACCACGGCCTTGGAGACTTCCCCGAGCCTGATCGTGAGGTGGACGTGCATCGACTCGTCCATGCGCTCGGGCAGGGTCATCAGGTTGCCCATCTCGACATCGGCCCCGAACAGGACCCAGCGATCCGGGTGCGGGATGAAGCTCGATCCGGCGCCGGGCGTGATCGTCGGCATCCCGCCGGTGAAGATGGAGAACAGGCGCGGCGGCATCAGGGCTTCCCGCTGACTGACACGTCCCAGAAGGTGGTCGGCCTGCCACCCATGTTGACGCTTCGCGACCCGAGCACCGTCCAGTCGGCGTTCCGAGGCAGGACCACGTAGGGCTCGCCGTACTGGCTGTCGCCTTGGGGCGCGAAGGGCGTGCCCGGCATCACGTTGATCCGCATCAGGCTGCGCTCCACTCCGTAGCCCTCGTCCACGTGCAGGTTGCGACTGCCCATGTAGCCGACCGCGCCGGGCCGGTCGGCTGTCCATGTGTACGACGGGTCGCTGAAGTGGTCGCCCGTCTTCAGCCCAGCCGGGACCGCCCCCGCCCGGTACACCGTGAAGGGCGCGTCACGAGTGACGCCTTGGGCCATGACCGCGTCCCACGCTGCCAACTCATCCGGGTTGGGATCGCCGTGATAGATGTCGGCGTTGACTCGCGTCAGGTAGTGGAAGCCCTCGTTGCCGAGGTCCGGGATTTCCTCCACGCCTGAGATGTCCGGGTACTTCGCTGCCACCGCTGCCGCCCGATCCATGAACGCCTTGCTCTCTGCCGATGAGACGTTCGACGGTCCGTAGCCGCCGGACTTGCGCATGGTCCCGGACGCCTCCGGGTGACCACCGGCACTCGCCCGTCCTCCGAGCCACGCACCGTAGAAGTGGTCGTCGGAGCCGCCTGACTCCCACATGCTCGCCAGCACGGCATCGGCCATCTCCTCGCGCAGGGAGCGGATCGAGTCGGGCATCAGATCAGGCCCTGCTTGCGCAGATCGTCAACGGCCACTGGCCCGTTCTCGTAGCGCACGTGGGACCCACCGACACGGTGGACGTTGCAGCGATGGTCGTACTGGCTGTTGCTCATCAGGTCCTGCGACTGGCACGCCGGGCAGCCGGGCTCAGGCTGGTTGAACACGGCTCGCAGCACCTTGCGCGCCTGCTCCGCTGTGCAGCCTGCGACGGCGGCGTACTGGGAGGCATCGAGCAGCTGGTCCCACATCATCCGGTGAAGCTCCCCGGCCATGACCGAGCGCGGCACCATGGTGCCCTCGCCCTCGGGCGGGATCACGGGCGCGGCATAGTTGTCCTCCGGCCCGAAGTCAACCTTCAGGTGGTTCCGGCCAGTCAGCCGCGCCCAGTTCATGGGGCCGCCCATCAGGCGGGCACCCACTTGCCCTGTTGCACGAAGCCGTGCACGCCCGGGCAGTAGCTGCTGGGGTGTTCGAGGATCGAGGGCGACAGAGTCAGGTCGCCGTCGGCGAGAGAGCCGGTCATCGCCCACGTCACCTTGCCTGTGAGCGGGATGCGGTTCTCGCAGCGCACGTCGTTGTTGGGCGAGTCGTGGCTCAGCCAGAATGAAGTCAACGTGCCGTCGCTGGATCGCATCTCGGTCAGGCACACGTCATCGGCGAGCGGGGTGCAGTCGGTGCGGTCGTCGTAATGCCGGTGCTCGGTCATCGCCGTCGCCGACTACGGATGGCGATCACCCCGATGATCACTATCAAGATGATCAGCAGGATCGCGCCCGCGTCGCCGTCGAGGTGCGTCACGCCTTCATCGATCAGGTGCATTACTCGAATAGCTCCGTGTCGATCTGCATGAACGCACCGAGGTTCAGGGCGTCATAGACGTTCCGCACGTGCACCCGGCGCTCCACCCCCAGCGGGTCGGTCCAGATGAGCGTGTCGTCGCGCTGGGGCAGCGAGCGGCCATCCCACGACAGGGTGTCGGGATCGCCCACAGCCGGGTAGGAGATGAAGGCCCGGATCATCTGAAGGGTCTGGATGATGCCGTCGATCACGTTGGCCTGCGGGGCGTTGGAGTCAAGCTGGACGTGTCCCCGGCATTCGAGGTACTGGGTCGGCGCCCCGACGGCGCTGAAGCCGCCGTGAGACTTCGTCATCTGGGCCGGGCGCTCGAAGGCGACCACCGACTCCTTGGCAACCGATGGCAGGGACTGGCCGAAGTATGGCTCCGCCACCATGCCGCGACGGGACCATGCCCGGTCCATCACTGGCCGTTCCGAAGGACGCGCTCCGTGACGATCGAGCGCAGCCCGAAGTCGTTGTAGGCCACCTCGGCGAAGCCGTCGGCAGGGGTTTCGTAGCCGCCCAGCCGCTCCTCGAACAGGGACTGAAGCGAGTCAGCCTGCTTCAGCAGGTCGGCCCGGAGCGCGCCGTAGTCAACCGTCGTGTCGCCGACCTGCCGCCGCATCACGAGCAGGCTCTTGTTGTTGGCGATCGTGCGCAGGGCGACCGAGGCGGCCAGCATCGGATCGGTGAACCGGCGCAGGAAGTTGTTGATTTCCGGGTCGCTGAAGATCACCGACCGCTTCTCCATGGGCAGGCTGTCGTCAGCCGCCGTCAGGTCGCGGTCATCGATGTAGAGCCGAACCTCGGACAGAGGGTCGGTGTTCGGGTCCCCGTAGGTCGCGATCACGGTCATTCTGGCTCTCCGGACTCTGGCTGTGTCCCCCCGGGACCGCCCATCACGATGTCCCCGCCGAAGGTTGGACCATATCCCGGCGGGGTCGCCAGCCCACGTCGGCGGGCAGCGAACACGAGCCCCAGCAGGGTCGGCACCGAGGCAGCTGCCAGCAGGGCCATCCCGAGCATCAGCGTGGCGTCGTCACCCGAGATAGTGATCTGGGGCAGGATCACGATGGCTGCTAGCAGCGCGATCGGTAGCAGGGCGATCTGGACTATGGTGGCGATGAAGGCGACCAGCAGCAGCAGCCACGAGCGCGGGCGGGACTCGTCTGCGAGGTACACGCGCCAGAGGTAGACCACGGATACCCAGCCGGGGAACGGCGCGATCAGCAGCATCAGTGCGATCAGTGCAACTGCGGTGCTTCGAGGCAACACCAGCAGGCCGACGGTGATCACGACCAGAGTCACCAAGATCAGGGTCAGCAGCCGGGGCACGTCGGCACCCAGAGACACGACTCGATCGATCAGCGACGCCATTCGTGTCATCGCTTGTCCCTCCTGTCCACGACGTGCTGCGCTGCGACAACCTCGTCCATGAAGCGCGTTACCCGGTCCGATACCACTGTCGCACGCATCGCAGCACGCTGTGCCGCCCGCGCCGCGTCAGCCGAAGCACGATGGGCTTCGGCAGCCTCCGAGGCAGCATCAGTCATGCTGTTCAGGGCCTCCCGGAGCTTCTTTAGGGCGTTCATGTGCCCTCCCGCCGTGGCGGACGCGACGACTTGCCCTCCTGCTCGATTTCCCGACGCAGACGGGACTCGGTGTTCATTTCCTCGAATGCCGATAGCAAGCGATCGGTGACGCTGCTCAGCTTCTCGACCGAAGGCACGAGAGCCGAAGTGGTCTTGACTGACTCCTGAGCTATGGCCTTCCATTCAGATGAGACGGAGCCACGCTCCACCTTCCCGGACAGGAACAACCCGATCAGGATCGCCATGCCCGTGATCAGACCGACCGTGCCGCCGGTCGCAAGGGTCGGTAGCTGATCGACCGTGTTCGCCGACGGAGCAATGGCCTCCGCGAGCACGGCGCCCGCGCCGATCCCCAGCAGCAGCCCGACCGTTGGCAGCATCGCCACCAGAGCGATGCGCACACTCAGGCGGAGCGGCATGGGACCTCCTCAGATAGAGCGAGGGGCCGGGCCGAAGCCCGACCCCTCGGAACTCGGTGCGAGAGCGAGGTTTAGCTCGCGGCGACCCGCGACGCGCCCCACCACAGCCCGGGAGCCCCGCCCCACTCGTACCGGACCTTGTAGCGCATCACGTCGAAGTCAAACTCGTACGGATCGTCGCCACCGGCGACGTTCGTCGTGACTGGCTTCTCGATGAGCAGGTCCGGCGTGTCCTTCCCGTTCAGGAAGCCCACGAGGAAGGCAGGAACGTCGTTCGGGTCGGCGAAGACGTACCACGCATCCGTCTTGGTGAGGAACGGATCGACCACGATGTCGAGGTAGTTCTGCAAGACGTTGGCGTTGCCGATCTGCGTGACGGTGCCCGTTGTGCCCACTGCCACGATCAGCGCCGAGTTGATGATCTGCCGGGCGCTGAACTCAAGGTTCGGCGGCAACAGCAGGAACTTCGGCGTGGCCGAGTAGTAGTTGTTCAGGACCGTCTGGTTGCGCATGGTCGTGATGGCGGTCTGAATGTTGGTGCTGTTGAACAGCCCCAGCGTGCCGCTCACGACGTTGTTGTTGTGCGTGTTGGTGTCGAACAGGGCGACCGCGTCGAACGCGAGGCCGTTGGCCTCTACCAGCGAGCGGGCGACCCACTGCGACAAGGTCCGGGTGGCGGCACGGCCAAACCGGCGCGGTTGCTGCCGGATATAGCCCATGTCGTCGTTCAGGATGACGTTGCGGTTGATGCTGAAGGCGCGGCCAAACGTGCCGATCTGCCACGTGAAGGCCGCATCCCCGAGCACCGAGTCCTGATATTGGCCTTCCTCGCCGATCGCGAGGAGGTCTTCGGACTCGTACCCGACCATCGCCGTCTGCGGGCGAAGGTCAGGCGCTTCGGTGATCGACACGTACTGTCGCCAGACCTGCGGGACGCTCTGCGCCCAGTCGATCAGTCGGCGGTACATGACGTTGCCGAGGATGTTCGGGAAGTCCGAGGTAGACCCGGACTCGCGAAGCTCGGCGTAGTCGTCCAGAAGCGTCTGGCGGCGATACCGTCCCACCGGGGACTCCTTTCGTTACTGGACTCGGGTCACCCGCCGAGTCGCCCGGGGGCCGGTTGCCATCCGGTCCGTTGTACGGCTTGGGTTAGGCGAGGATGCCTGCCGTTTGCAGCTTCACGATGACCGCGTTCTGTTTGGTCGCAAGCTCGGTGACGGCGGCCTTCAGGGCGGTGATCGCTGCGTTGATGTCGGTGGCCTGCTGCGCGGTCGGGTCGGTCGAACCGTTCCACGAGAGGGTGGGGTTGGTGACAGCACCGATGGTGCCGTCCGCCGATGCCCCGGTGCTGTTGTCGATGAGCGCGGGCTCGGCGGTCACCGGGATGGCCGTTGCGAGCGTGTGAAGCTCGGCGGCATCCGCTGCGGACTCGTTGTAGGTGATGCCTTCGGGGGCCAGCTGGATGATGGCCTTGGTCGAGGCCCGGTCGGTGAGGGCGAACCCGATGAGGGTGTAGCCCGCGACCGGCGTTCGGGTCAGCACGAGCGGAACGATGTCCGCTCCCGCCGACAGGTCGGACCAGATGGCGTCGCCCTTCACGGTGCCGGTCGGCACCACGATGTTGTGCGACCCCTGTCGGTCCAGCTGCGTGCTCAGACCGACAGCCACGCCGGTGATGACGAGGCCCCAGTGACCTTCCTGCTTGACGAGTTGCCCGCCAGTCAGGGCCGTCGAGGCCGTCGCCACCGGAATGTGCTTGAAGTCCCCTCGGAACGTGTTTGCGGGCATGTGTCAGTCCCTCTCGGCTTACGGCGCGAAGCTGGACTGGCTGGCGTTCAGCAGCACGACCGACTTGCCGCCCGAGTCGCGGTCGGTCAGGACCTTGCCGATCACGCGGTAGCCGCTGGTCGCGGTCCGGGTGAGCGTCACGGTCGTCGCGTCGGTGCCACCGGCGGCGATGTTGGCGTAGAGCAGGTCGCCCTTCACCGTGCTGGAAGGCACGGCGATGTTGTGGGCGCCTTGGCAGTCGAGCACGGTGCTCTTGCCGGACTTGCAGGTCGTGATGACCACGCCCACGAAGCCCTCTTGGCAGCTGAGGGTGCCGCCCGTCAGGTCCGCCGATGCGGAGGCGACGGGAATGTGCCGGAAGTCTCCCTTGTACGTGCTGGCGGGCATCTAGCCCCTCCTCTACTTCCGCAGCGTCCGTGCGCTGCTGATTGGGTTGACTCAGCCCTCGTCGGGCTGAATGTCCTCGTCGGCCTCGTCGGCCTCGTCGGACTGGCTGTCGGCTCGGTCCTGAGCCGCTTGGCGAGACTGCTCGGCGAGAGCGGCCCCCAGCGCGTCCGAGGTGTCAATCCCGAGCGTGTGGTTGCCGCTGGTCCCGTCCATGACGGTGCCGTTGATGCGTGCAAGCTGCACGGCGGTCAGGCCAGCTTCGAGCATGGTCTGATCGTTCTCAGACAGACCGTCCTCGACGGGCGTCTCATCCGCGTCGTCCGTCTCGGTGGCCTTCTTGCGTGCCATTGGTTCGGTCCTCCGCTCAGGCGTTCATGCGGGAGGCGATGGACGCCTCCGCGCTGGCCGATGACTTGCTCGTCGCCGGAGCGCCAGCGGGGGTGCCCGTGTCCTTCGCCTCGCGAAGCGGGACATCCTCGTGGCCCATGCGCCGGTCGATGTCGCCTTCCATGGACTCGCGCAGGCTCTTGGGCTTGTCTGCCTCACCGGCAGCGCCCAGACCCCGGACGAGTGACGGACGCCGGATGCCGGTGGCCTCGGCGACCTTGCGGAAGCCCGCAATCTCGCGCTCGACCTCGGTGCCCAGTGCGTCGTCGTCGGCGTAGCCGAAGCCTTCACCGACAGCCGACTCGCGGAAGCGATCGGCGATGTATTCCCGCGCCGGGCGCGGCAGGTCGCTCTCGGAGAGCATCGAGGTCACGAGCGCATTGGCCCGGCCCTTGGCCTCGACTGCGGCCTCCTTGACCTTCATCTCGGCAAGCTCGCGCTTCAGGGCGTCGAACTCCTCGCGAGAGGCGAACCCGGACTCGGCCACCTTGGCGTCTTCGGCCTTGGCCTCATCCTTGGGAGCAGCTGCGTCGTCGGCCTTCGCCTCGGTCTTCGCGGCTTCCTTGGGCTCACCCGCCTTGGGCTGCTCGTCTTCGTCGTCTGCCTCGCGGATGGCGAGATACAGGTCTGGCGCGGCCTCCCGCAGCTGCGCCGGTGTCATCTGCGCGATGTCGGCCATTTCCATCTCCTCGTAGTCGGCTTCAGCGAAGTCAATCGACCCGCCTGCACCTGCTTCGGTGACGCAGTCGATGCTGTTGATGTGCGCGATCGACTCCACGATCTGCGCGTCGCGGTTGCCCACTCGACCAGCGCGTGCCTTGCCCTTACCGAGCACGGAGAACGCCACCTGATCGGGTGCGGCCTTCCACTTCGCGTAGACCCCGTCATCGATCACCTGAACACGGGAGCGCGGGACGCCACGGGTGTGGTCCCACTTCGTCTCCCGGATGACGCCTACCCAGTCACGCACGTCACGCTCGGGGCGTTCGCCCTCCTCGCGACGGGTGGGATGGTTGGCGTACATCTTGCGTCCGTTGAACACGCCTGAGTCCACGGCCTCGCGGACGGAGTCCGTCGGGTAGTACCGCTTGTCACGCGAGTTGCCGAAGCCCGGTTTGATCGGGGTGATCCAGACCTCGTGCTTGGCGTCATCGAACTCGGCACCGGCCTCGGCCAGCGTCACGAGTGCATCGCCACCGCCGGACGACTCGTGGAAGCGCACGTCCTCGGGCTTTGACTCGGTGTCGGTGATGGAGAAGGACTCCTTCACCTGCGACACCGGCAGGTCGGGCTCCTTGCCCTCATCGTCGGCCCAGTTGGGGTCGTTCTTCATGTCGCAGGACGCCCCGGCCTTCATCAGGGCATCGTGGGCGCCTTGGATCATGCCCTGATCGGCTGCGCTGTTGCGCTTGCCGACCTCGGCCAGAGTCACGTCAACTGCCACGTCCATGGCCTCCTTCAGTCCCGTCAGGTAGCCACCACGGTCAGCGATTTCAGAGATGGCTTGCGCGTCGCCCTTGTCGGCGAGCATGAACAGAACGCTGTCGGACACGTGGTGGTAGGGATTGGAGTCGTCGCGAGACGACTGGGGACGCGAGTTGGTCAGGTCGCTGGCCTTGCCGCCGTACCGGGCGAACCGCTCCTCCGCCGACAGCATCTGCCCGGCGTCCTGCCCAGTGCTGGGCGGAATGTCACTGACGGGGACGGCGTCCTTGCGGCTGATCTTGAGTGCACCGATGTGCGCGACCTCGTGGTAGCCGGGCGTGCCCTCTTTCGCGGCGGCCTTCGCTTCGAGCCCCGAGTAGAGCTTGCTCGCCGCCTCGGCGCGGTTCGCCATCGGACCGCCCGGGTGCCCGCCGGATGACGCTGAGCCGCCCTCCCAAGCGCCATAGAAGTGATCGCCCTCGTCCAGCGGCACCTCACTGGCCTCACGGAGGGTGCGATCCCACTCGCCGGTGACCGCGTCGGCCTCACGGATGGAGTCCGGGTACTCGTCCGGGCTCTTGCCCCACTTCTTGTAGCCCTGCCGGAGCTTGGCTTTGACGGCCCCCATGGCCGCGTCGGGGATGTCGGCCTGCTGCCCTCGGAACCCGCCAGCTGAGAGTGCGGCAGCTGCGCCGGGGAGGTGGTCAGGATCAGGTGCGCCAGTCGCTGTGAGGTACGGCAGCTTCCACGTGGAGGGATCGGCTGACGGCGCGTAGGCGTAAGCCTTGCGCGGGAGCCCATCCTTCATCTGGTCGGCCACGGACCGCCCTCCACAGGTGCACGCCTGAAACGGCGTCTGCAACGACTGGGAGGGGCCGGGCTTACGCCTTCGGCTGACCTACTTCCGGGATCGCAGTCTAGCGATGCTGATAACACTGCGTCAATCAGGAACGCGCACTACTGGCGTAGGACGACCTCGACTGGCGCTCGACGTGGGCTGAATGATCGCCCACAACCTTCCATTCCGCAACGGAACACGGGGTGGAGGACCGATGCGTACTTGCGCGGGATGATCGCCGGGGTGATCTTCTGACGAGGAATGGGCACCTCGTCCCACGGACATATCAGCGGCTCGGGGATCGGCGGCAGCGCGCTCGGTTGTATCGGACCGGCCACCTCCACGATCAGGCCACCACGCGGGCTGAAGTGCTTCCCGCACATGCCACAGCGGATGATGTCGTTCAGAAGCTCGGCCCAGTTGGGCGGCTTGGTGATCATGCTGCTGAGCCGGATCGGGATGATCCGCTCGCAGAAGGGGCAGACCCAGCGGTTCTGGTAGACCGGGACGGTCAGGTCTTGGGGCTGGTCCTCGGACTCGGCGTCAGGCTTGGGGTTGACGACTGCTGCCACGAGGGCAAGCCTACAACCCGCCGGGCACGAGCGCGGGCTTCTTCCTCGGTGGTGACGAAGCCGATGCGCAGCCGCCGGGCGATCGCCAGCAACTCCTCGGGCGGTCGTTCGATCATCCGACGGCCCAGCGGCGGGTCCACAGCACGATCCCGCCACCCACCATGAAGGTGGCGTCGGCCAGCGGGGGAGCGCCGACCGGCTGGGAGAAGAACAGTTCCACACCTTCCGTGGTCGCCTCCGCCGCCACTCCCCCAGCCCGCTCGAATGCCTTCGCGGCCTTGCGGTTCATGCGCGCCCGGACTTGGATGGAGCCGGGCTGCCACGTGGCGTCAATGACCCTCCCCACCCGCTCGCCAGACTCGAACACTGCCACGCCAGACATCGAGGAGGCGTTCGCCGGAGTGAGGTGCGCCAACTCCTCCCTGTCTTCGATGACGAAGGTCACGATGGGGTCGAGCGACCGAGGCCGCTTGTGCCGCTGCATCGGATTGGTCATGCCTTCGCCTCCGGCCCGATGATGGCGGGCACTGGACGGGAGACGAACGACGCCACGCTGGCTGGCCGGTAGCTGGTCAGGGCGTCGCCGCTCAGGCCCAGCACGAGTGAGGCGTAGAGCAGGTCGATGGTCGGCTGCATGTTCGCAGCTGGCACTTCCTCGATCCACAGGTCCTGCCCGTTCGACAGGGCGTCAAGCGAGTAGCCGATCCAGTCTTCCCATGTCCCACGGACCGTCTCGCCCTCGGGGATCGGCGGCTTGGCGTTCTCGATGATCGTCTGGACCATGGTCGTCAGGACGCCGGGCAGGAAGCGCGCAGCGAGCGCGATCTTGGTTCCCTGCCACACGCCGACGGGCTTCCACGTGCCGGTGCCCTGTCGGAGGTACTGCAACGCGGCCCTAGACATCGTCATCCACCGGGGCGTCCCAACTCGTGCCCGAGCTTCCCGGGATGCTGAGCACCATCTCACTCACCCCGGCGCAGATCAGCGTCAACGCACCCTCCGCCGCTCTCTCCTGCTCGGCCACCGTCTTCGGCGGCCATGAGGGCACGTCGTCCAGCGGAGGGGAGAGCCGGAAGACCGCCTCTGCCTCGCACGAGTCGTGCTTGACCTCCGGTCCGTGTTCGCCGGGGCAGAACTGGACGCTGACGATCACGGCGATGCTCAGCTTTGCGCCGCTGTGGACCTCGGTGCGCTCACTCACCGAACGGTCCCGGGACTCGGCGCACGGTGCGACCGTCCATGCGGATCACCACCTCGTCTCTCACTGGGTTGGGCACTGGACGGAAGAAGTCTCGCAGGCCGCGCTCGATGGCCTCGTCAACCGTGACCACCTCCGCGCTCGCCGGAGCGTCGAGTGGTTCACCCATGGCTTCGAGCCGCCTCACGGCGATCGCCGCCTCGTGTGGCGAGTCGGTCTGGTGGGCCATCGCCCGGAGCTTGGCGATGCGGGCCTGACGATCAGACATGGGGCTTGGTCCACGTGAGCGGCGGCTCGGGCGCCCGCTGGCGCGGCCTGTTGATGGACACGCCCATGGCTGCCAGCGCAGCCTTCGCTGCCCGGGCCTCGTGGGGCGACTTCGTCTGCTCGGCCATGGCTCGCAGCTTAGCGATCCGGGCGGAGCGGTCAGCTGCCATGGAGGCGGTCCCGGTTGACGCGAAGCGCATCCACGCATTCGGTGGCGTCCTTCAGCAGCACTTCGAGGTGCGCAATGATCTGGATGATCCGCTCAGCCTGATCGGGCGCGGCTGGCTTGCTGGGTGGCTTCTGCGAGCATGATCGCAGCCTTAGCACGGTCCCTCCATCCCGGGTCCATCGCCCAGACCCCGAGGCGCTGTTTCGCCTGCGACACGGTGCAACCGTGCAGCCGGGCGTATCGATCGAGCAGCGTGGCGTCACCGAGCCCCAGCAGGCTCTTGGGATCAGCTGCCATTCATCACCGCCAACTTCCTTGCCTCCCTTCTGGTCCTCTCGTGGGTTGCCTTGGTCACGGTCCGAGCCACTTGGGGCTCGAACACGTCTAGGAGCCTTGCCGGGATGGGGTCGTCCGAGGCGACCGCCCGGACGTTGCCCTCCCTGTCGATCCATGCCGCAACGAACGCATCCGCCGTGATCGTCTCCGGGTCACCGGGCTCGGGCACGATCGTCCGGCCACATTCGCCACAGTGATCCACGTCATCGGTGTCAAGGACCACGAGCCGCAGGCTCATGCGCCCTCGCTCTCGACGCCACTGGCGTAGAAGCCGATCCAGTAAGCCATGGCCTCGTTGATGTCCTGAGTGATCGCCTCATCGGTGTGGCGGTCCACAATCTCGATCGCCTCGCGGTCGGAGGCGCCCATGGCGAGCGTCCAGAGCAGCATCGGGTGGCGCGGACCCAGCGCGTTGCGGGCGATCAGGAACAGGCGCAGACGGCGCGACTGGTCCTGCTTGGGGATCGACCAGAAGCGTTGCGGCGGCTCCTCATGGTCGATCAGTTGGAGGAACGGATCAGGGTCCGGGAAGGTGCGCGGCGGCACGGTAGGAAGCATGAAGCTAACCGGCGCTCAGAGCTATTGTTCCCGCTCCGTACATCGTACTTCCTCACCAGCCGCTGGACGTGCTGTTCTGGACCACCGGGCCGCTGTAGTTCTTGGTGTATTCCCACGGGTCCATGCCCGCCTTCCGGGCTTCGTTGTTCCACATGCTGCCGTCGTACTTGGACAGCCGGATGATCTGGGGCAGCTGAAGGTCGCGGGCGATGATTTCGCGCTCGCCCTCGGTGGACTGGAACCAGCTGGGGTTGACGAAAGAGGTGGCGTAGAAGTTTTCGAGGTTCATCTTGGCCGTGATCATCACGCCCGCGTCCTGCACGAAGCCCGCGCTCAGGCCCAGCGAGCCGCCGCGACCTGACGGGTAGCCCAGCCTGCTGAGTCGTTCGTAGTACGCCTGCGCATCCGACGTTGCGCACCCACAGCCACGTGCCGGTGGCCGGGTCGTAGGCGTTGCGAATGTCCTTGATCCACTGGACGCTGCTGTTCTCGTAGCGCGGGTCGAAGGTGGCATGGAGCACGGCCCACTGGTTGATCTTGGAGGCGTAGGCGTAGGCATCGGCGTCCGTCTTGGAGGCGATGAGCCCGGCACCGTAGGTGCGAGCCGAACCCATCTTCTCGACCGTCTTCTCGCCCGACATGCCGCTGCCGGAGTAGCTATGCACGTATCCGAGGGCTTCCTGCATGGACGACTTGCTCGGGCGACCCGGCACGTCGGAACTCGGGTCCAGTAGTCGCCGCGCCTCCTTCAGGGGATCGGTGGTCGGCGACGGCAGCAGGTCGCGGTCCCACTCGGCCATCTTGTCGATGTGCTGCTCGTCGTACGTCAGTTGGAGCCGGAAGACGCCGCCGTCCTGAAGCAGCCAGTCACGCCACGACTGCGGCACATCGGCGCCCTTGGGACCGGCCATGGCAGCCTTGACTTCACTCGCGAAGAAGGTCTGGTAGTCGCCGCGCACTTGGTTCTTGCGCAGCAGCGCGGCCTCGCGGAAGGCGTCGTACGACTTCTGGCGCAGGCCCTTCCAGTCGTTCAGCACCGGCTGAATGATCTGTAGGAACTGCTGGTCCGACATGGCTTCGAGGTGGCCCAGCGTGCGGGCGATGGCCTTGGGATCGACGTTCGCCAGCAGGGCCGGGTTCTTCCGGGCGTCGCGCCAGAACATGCTCCACATGGGCAGCAGGCCCATCTCGCCGCCCTGCCCCTCGTTGGCCGGGTCCAGCGTGTCGAACTTGCCGCCCATGCCCACCCAAGAGCGCGTCTTGTCGATGCCCCAGAGGTGGCCGTCGCTCTGGGACACCATCCAGTTGCCGATGTGGGCGTCGTCGTTGGCCGTCAGCCAGTCAAGGACCGACTGCTGGAAGAACTCGGTCGTCTGGTCTGGCGTCAGTTCGCCGGGGCTCTTTACGTGCTCGATGTCCGGCACGAGCTTCTGAAGCGCGCCGTTGGTCATCTTGCCGTTGATTTCGAGGGTGTATTGCTTCACCGGCGGCGTGCGCAGGTCGAGCAGCCCAGCCAGCTGGTTCACGGCCACGTCGGTGCGCGCTCCGCGACCAGAGGCACCGATCTTGAACATCCACTCGTTGCCCTGCGAGTCAATGAAGGCGGCCTTGGGCGACTGGCCGCCGAGCCCCTTGGCGCTGAGCAGCTTCAGGTCCTGCGGCACCGGCCAGATGGTTGGAGCCACGATCGGGGTCGCGACCGTCCCGGCGGCGGAGGACGCGCCCATCTCGGCTTCGATGTCCTGCCGCATCATGTTGGCCCGGTCGGCGGTCACCCTGATCCATGCGCGGCTCGTGGTGGCCGCTTCGGCGCCCTTGTAGCGCAGCAGCAGGTCACGCAGAGCCGGGTTGGCGCTCAGCACCTGCTGGTCCACTTCGAGCACGGTGCCGGGCGTGGCAGCGATGTTGGAGAGCAGCGAGTGGAGCATCCGGACGGTGGAGGCGGTGACCTCGGCCTCGGTCGTGCCGGAGGCGATCGTCAGGTTGGTCCATTCCATGATCGGCCCGGTGCGCAGCCACTCGGCTTCGACCTTGCCGCCCGCCCAGCTGGACACGGCTCGCAGGCCGTTGGCGCGGATCGTCTCGCCCCCGGCCAGCCACAGGTTGTCGGGGGTTCCGCCCATGATCTTGATGGGCTGGTTGGCGAGCACGCCCTTGGGCAGGTCCACCAGCTGGGGAGGCTTGGGGATCGCCGCGAGGACTTGCCCCTGAAGGAGCGGGTCTTCGGTGTTGGCGAGCAGCGCGTTGGCGAGCGTTTCAGCCTGCGGCCCTTCGAGCCTGACGCCGGGACCCAGTGCGTCGAAGAAGCCACCGCCCTGCCCCTCGGCAGGCCGGACCCTGAAGTCCGTGCCGCCCGCACGCAACAGCAGGTCCTTCATGCCCGGGTGCGCGTCGAGGACCGCGTCGATCACGTACAGGCGGGAGGCGGCCATCACGTTGCCGTCTTCGTCCACGCGCTGGGCCGTCTTCTGTGCGAGGTCCAGCAACTCGGACCACGTGGCGTCGTTGACTTCCTTCGCGGTGGCACCCAAGCTCTCGGCGCCGACCAAGCTCACCAGCGATCCCGTGGTGCTGACGGCGTACAGGGTCTTGACTTGGTTGCCGCCCGACACGGTGTACGTGGCTGTCTGGATCGTCTGTGGCAGCTTCGTCCCGGGCACGATCTGCTGGGGACCCGGGAGCGCCGCCTCGGACGCACCGAGGTGGTGGGTCGCGATCATCTCGGAGTGGTCGTAGCCCAGCAGGGTGTCGAGCCGGGAGGACGCGGGGATCAGCGGACCCTGAGCTACCTGCGACAGGGACTGGGCGCTGACCGGCGGCACGTAGAGCGGGCTGTTGGGCGTGATCAGCTTGGCGTTCGGGACGTAGGGCACGATCGGTGCCGCCTTCAGGGCGCCCGGCACCATGGTCACCGGCGTGCCGTCTTCGAGCTTCACGCTGACCGTGCTCATGGTCGTGGAGGTGACGGTGCCGTTGCCCTGCGGCGTGATCACCTTGTCGCCGAACTTCCACGGGTTCGGCGCGTACGGGCTGGCCTTCAGTTGGTCCAGCGTGGCCGTCTGGATGACGGATGAGCCCTTCATCGAGAGGGTCACATCGCCGACCGGGCTGATCGAGGTGATCATGGCGTTGACGCCATTGGGGAGCAGCGCGTAGTCGCCGACCTTCCACGGCTGGGGCAACTGCTTCAGCAGCAGCTGGTTGTACGTCTCGACCACCGGCGGCAGGCCCTCGGGTGCCACGTTGACGAGCAGCCCGGACGGAGAGGCGGCGTTGGTGACCACGCCCATCTGGCCCTTCGGCGTCATCACGAAGTCGCCGGTCTTCAGCGGATTGGCAGGCGGCTCGGGAGCCTTCAGGTCGGGGATCGCCGCGCTGGCCGGGTTGCCGCCCACGTCGAGCGTGATGGTGTCGGTGCTCACGTTGGTGACGGTGCCGACCTTGCCGCTGGGAAGCTGGCCGATGTCACCCGCCTTCCACAGCTTGGGGATCGGCTTGATGTCCTGCCCGACCAACGTCTGCGTGGTGCCGTCTTCGAGCGCCACGGTCACGGTGGCCGGGTTCACGGTGCTATCGACCGACACGACCTCGGCGAGCCCGAAGCCGGAGGCGAACACCGGGTCGCCGGTTTCGAGGTTGCCGACGCCCTTCTGGACGATGGTGACCGAGGTCTTGCCCAGCTGCTGCACGTTGCCCGTGGTGTTGCCCGAGTAGAGGGCCTTCAGGTAGTAGCCGGTGTCGGGTATCTCGGTGACGACGTAGGGCTTGCCGCCGGTGTAGTAGACGACCGTGTCGCCCACGGCCACTTCGGATGCGGGCCACGTCTGGACGTAGGACAGCTGCGACATGGGGATGTTCGCGCCGGAGCCGTAGCTCTGGATGGTGACCTTCGCCTTGCCGTTCTTGAAGACCTTGACGATCTTGCCGTAGTTACCGTCCTGCTTCAGCACCCAGTCGCCCACGGCGAGCTTGTGGGCCGAGAGGGCCGCCTTGGACAGGGTGGGCGCAACGACCTTGGGCACGTTCACGCCGGTCGGCGTCAGGAAAGCTACGTTGGTCCACGACTTGGGATACGTGTCCCAGTCCACCAGCACGGTGCTGCCGCTGGACACCTCGGTCACGGTGCCGGTGCCGAAGCTCGGGTGGGTGACCTGATCGCCGACCTTCAGCCCAGCCGGGGCCGTGCTCGCCTTCACGGTCGCGACTGTCCCCGGCTCGACCTTGGTCAGGGTCGAGATGCCGACCAGCTGCTTGCCGTTGGCCCCGAAGTCCACCATCGCGGTCGGGCTGTAGGGGGTCTTCTCAATGACCGTGCCGGTGCCGTAGAGGGGCTGAGCCACGGTGTCCCCGGGCTTGGGGACGTACGTCTCACCGGCGGACGGCACGGGCTTGACGATGCTGGCGTAGGCGCTGCCGGGTCCACCCTTGGCGGTGCTGACCGTGCCGCTGCCCTCCCACTTCACCGTGACGGCGTTGTCGCTGACATTGGTGACAACGCCGCTGGTGCCGGTGGGGGTCCACTTCACCTTGTCGCCGACGACGAAGGTCGCAGGGACTGGCTCGGGCGCCACGAACGGGGTCAGGTCGCTCTCCGCCTTCAGGAGCGGGTAGCCAGTCACGTCGGAGGTCACGATGACCATGCCGCTCGGCTGGTTCAGCTGGGTCACGGTCGCCGTGATGGGCTGGTTTCCGGCGTCAGTGAACGTCACCTTGTCGCCGATGGCGTACTTGGGCGCGGCGGCTGGCTTCAGGAGTTCCGTCTTCACGGTCAGGGTGCCCGTCCCGGAGCCCACTCCTGCTGTCCCGAGGGTCACGTTGGCCTTCGTGCCGTCGTCGGTCACGTAGGCGATCTTGCCGGTCTGGCCGGTCGGCACGGTCACCCAGTCGCCTTGGTGAAAGCCCGGTTGGACCTTGACCAGCGTCAGGTCCTTCGTCTCCTGAGTGAGGTTCGCCGTCATGGTCGTGACATGGGCCGTCAGGCCGTCGGGAGAGAGGTAGTTCACGACGCCCTCGTCGCCGCCGTAGGTGAGCACGGAGTCGCCGACCTTGATCTGAGGCTTGGGCGTGAGCTTCGCTGGGTTGTAGATTTTCGATGACGGGGCGTTGGGCGACGTGAGCGGGTCGAACGACACCTCGACGGTGGCCGAGTTGACTTGGGCGATCGTGCCGATGCCGTAGTCGTTCGTCAGCACCTTGTCGCCGACGGCAAACTTGGGCGCAGGCGTGGTCGCCGTGATCCAGCCCTTGTTCACGCTCTCCGGGACCAGCACGAATGGCGTGCCGTCCACGCCCATCGCCTGCACGTTGCCGGTCACCGGGAACAGCTTGGTGACGGTCAGGTTCTGGCCGCCATAGTTGACGTGTTCGCCGATGCGGAACGGCGCCGGGTTGGCGTTCTCCAACTCGCTCGGCTCGAACGTCACCTGTGTGGCGTGCTCGTCGTTCAGGATCACTTCGATGTCCAAGCCGTCAGGCGAGATGGCCGTGATCGTGCCCGTCTCGCCGTCGAAGGCGCCACCGATCGCCTTCACGGTGACCTTGCCACCGACCTTGGGACCGACAGCCGCCGACAACTGGGAGGTTGGGAAGTAGCCCCATACGGGCTCGCCCGGGAACTCGACTCCCCACGTCATCTCGCCGTTCACGATCCCGTGGGTGCCCATGACGGTCCCTGTCTTGCCGTTCACGCTGACGGTGTCTCCGGCCTTGGGGGTAAGCGGGCTCGGGACAGCGGCAGGCGTCAATGTGCCTGCCTTGGCAGAGACGATCACCTCGTTCTGGGCGAAGGTCCCCGTACTCCCATCGAGCATGGTCACGTCCATCATCTGGCCGTTCAGTGACACGTAGTTCACGGTGCCCATCTGCCCGCCGTACGTGGCGACATCGCCGGTGGCGTCGCCGCCGCCGGGCTTGACCACGATTTCGTCGCCCACCTTGGCGAGCACAGGCGGCGGAGCACCGACCAGCTTCAGGTTCACCTGCGGCGACTCAAGCCCCTGCGCTCCACCGAACCCCGGCCACTTCACATTGGCGGTCTTGGATACGTCGTTGATCGCCACGACCGTGCCGCCCTTGTATGCGGAGTTGCCGTTCATGTGGTCCACGATGTCGCCGACCTTCAGGCCAGCTGGCTCAGCCGGTTTCGCGAGCAGCATGTCCTTGCCGAAGAAGGGCAGGCCCGGCGCACCGGCAACGTGGTATTCGTCCACGCCGTCGATCGAGGCGATCACGTCCACCTTGCCGTTCGGGAGCACGACCTGATCGCCGATGCTGAAGGCCGCCTGCTTGGTGGGCTCGGCCACCTTCGTCACGCTGCCCGCCGGAACGATGTCGCCGGGCGCGAAGGTGTTGCCGATCGACAGCTGCACGTTGCCGTTGTCGAAGGTGTGCATGACCTTGGCGTACTTGCCGTCCGGCTTCAGCGCCCAGTCTCCGACCTTCAGGCCCTCGGGCGGGATCGGCGTGAAGGCCGGGACCACGCCCACCTTCACGGCGTGCTCGCCGTTCATGTCGGCCCAGAGATTGCCGTCTGAGTCCTTCACGTCGATCAGGCCGTTCGGCTTCACGGCCATGACCTCGTACGTGGGCGGACCGGAGCCGACGAACTTCACCTTGTCGCCGACAGCCAGTGTCGTCGGCGGCGGCTCGATCACGCCCTTCGCGAAGGAGACGGCAGGCGCGACCTTCGAGAGGTTGGGGTTGGTGGCGGCCTTGTGCACGACCGCGCCGGACTGGGTCGTGATCGTAAGCTCGCCGGACTGGCTGATCTGGGTGACGGTGCCGGTCTGCATGGGCGTGCCCAAGCTCGGCTTCCCCCACTGCACCTGATCCCCGAGGTTGTAGCCGCCCGCCTTACTGCCCGGGAAGACGACGTTCGGGGTGGTCGCGGTGTAGGGCGTCACGTCCTCGGGCTTCAGCTTGAACGTCGTGCCGCTGACGGAGGTGACGCTCAGCTTCCCGTTGTGGTCCACGGAGGTCACGAAGCCGTTCAGCCCCTTGCCCCAGACGATGTGATCGCCTGCCGCGTAGCTGCTTGCGACGGTGGTGGCAGGGACCGGCTTGGGCGCTGACTGGATCGTCGGCGCGATGCCGGGCGCAGCCTTGGCTTTGACTTCGTCGGCCTTCAGGTCCTTCAGCAGGGCCTCGGCGTCGAGTCGGCCCATCTTGATGTCGCCCTTGGTGGCAGCGGTGCCGTAGGCCACCTCGAACAGGTTGCGCAGGTCGAGCGGCATCCCGCCCACGATCGACGCCCGGACGACGGTGTATTCGATGCCCGGCGTGGTTTCCATGGCCTCCGCCATGCGCTTCATGTGGGCCAGCAGCAGGGTGGGCGTGTAGTCGCCTTCGGCGCTTGACACCTCGATGCGCTGGCCGATCCGCCGCCACTGGACCTTCAGGGCCTGATTGCCGTCGCCGTAGATCGTCTCCTTCAGGGCCTTGTTGGCCGTGCCCGCGAGGTGCACCGGGTGGATCGTCTGCTCGATGTCAGGGATCGACGCCAGAGCGATCGCCTGCGGGTCGTAGCCCTCGATGGTGCCGAGTGTCGAGAACGTCGGAGCGACCGGCGGTGGGGCGACGGTCACGATGGTGGGCGCCTGCCCATCGGCCACCAGCTTGTCCCGGATGGCCTGCACGTCCTCCGGCTTGAACGCCATGTCGTTGGTCTTGGACAGCACGCCGCCGTACGCCTTCAGGGTGTCGCGCATCGACAGGCTGGTCGCGAGGAAGGCGTCGGAGTCAATGCGCAGCCGGTACAGGGAAGGCGTCTTGTCGAACAGGTCCGCCGCGTGCTGGATGAACGCGAACGCGACGTTGTCCGCGATGTGCTCGGATGGCGCGGTCAGCTTCAGAAGCTCCACCCGGTTGCCCAGTCGGCGGTAGTCGAGCGAGGAACCGCCGCCCCAGACGACGTGCTTGACGCTCGTGTTGGCACCCGACAGGTAGGCCGCCTTCTCGTTCGTCTCCACGCCCCAGTGCATGGCGAAGTTGTCCACCACGGCGGGGTCGTATCCGGGCACTGAGCCGAAGGCGAGCGTCACCGGGACAGCGTTGGTCGCGGCTCCCACCTCGGAGTCGAGGTCGGACACGATCTGGTCCACGTCGGACTTCAGCAGCTTCTGGCTCGGGTCCCAGCCAGCCTCCTCCAACCATGTGCGCACGGGACCCGGTTCGAGGATCGGCCCCTTCAGGTTCAGGTGAGTCAAGGACGGCGTCGCGTCCATGTAGTCGTTGAACTTCCGCATCTGGGCGGCGAACACACCCAGCTGGTCGCCGGTGGTCTGCCATAGCTCCAAGCGGTTGCCGATGCGCCGCCACTCCGCCGTGCCGCCGTCGATCGCGCCGGTGCCGTAGTGCGTCTGCTTCATGGTCGTGTTGGCGCCCGACAGGAGCGAGTGGCCGCTGACCGACTTCTCGTACTGGACGGTGTAGAGGGACGCCGTCAGGGGGTCGTACGCGCCGACGGTGACGGGATTGGGCACTGCCAGCGTCGCGCCGGTCAGCACGCCCGTCTGGGGCGGCACAGGGAGCGCCTGTGGACTGGCGATGCCCGACGCCTGCTTGATGTCCTTGGCAAGCTGCTGGGCGTCTTCGTAGGGCAGGATGATGCGGGTCTGGGAGCCGCTGAGGTCCAGCGATCCGTTGTAGTGGTCGAGCAGCATGTTCTTCCAGTGCTCATCGATCACGGACAGCGCCTGATCCTCGTAGATGAGCTTCTGCCCGTAGCTCAGTGACTCACCGGCGTACTGGGTGACGACCATGAAGGTCGTGTTCTGCATGGCGATAGGCGAGGTCAGGTTCAGGATGCGCATCGGCTTGGTGGCGTTGGGCGGGTAGTCGAGCGTCCCGCCGATGTCGAACTTGCCCGCCTTCCATGACAGGCTGAGCGCGCCACCTCCGAGGGCCAGCGTGTCTGGGATGGCTCCGATGGCGGCTGCCATCTGGGCGATGTCCTCGGTGGCCCAGCCTGCGAAGTCAATCGACCCGGCGACCTTGGTGCCACCGGCTGCCAGCGATCCGACGGTGATCAGCTGGGTGTCCGTGGAGAGTTTCGTCGCGAGGTCCGTGGCCTGCGCAGCCGTCAGCGTCAACCAGCCGTACTGGCTCTCGACCGCGCCCGCCTGCTTCATCAGGTCGCTCAGCGTGGGCATGGCGTTGAGGAACGAGGTGGGCACGATCAGGTTCTTTGGCGCGATCTTCAGCGGGTCGAGCGGGAACGAGGCGATGCCGGACAGCGCGGCCAGATACGAGGCGTCGCTGCCCAGCGTCGTGCCGCCGATCGAGTAGAGGACCAGATCGCCTTGCAGGTTCTTCTTCATCGAGGCGTACAGGCCGCCGATCGCGCCGCCGACGGGCTTGACTTGGTACGCAGACTCACCCGTGGCGAGTTGGGTCTGCCAGCCCTTGTCGAACTCAGCCTTGCTGACGCCCAGCTTCTGGAACAGGCCGCCGACTGCCCCCGGCGGACGGGTCATCTTCAGTGTCGCGGGGCTCGTCACGAGCGAAGTGCCGTCGGGGAGCTTCATCACGATCATCCCGCCGGACACGCCCTGCGGCGGAGTGATTTCGCTGACCACGCCCGAGGAGCCTGACGGCGTCGTCACGTGGTCGCCGATCTTGAACGGATTGGTGGGTACGACAGGCGTCGGTGCGGCCCCGGCTGGCTTCACCAGCGCCCAGACAGGCCACTTGTCGATGTGGCCGTCGGCGTATTGGACGGTCGCGCCGTAGAAGTCGAGGCCAGTGATCGACTTGATTTCGACCTTGGTGCCGCTCGGCAGCAGGGCCGTGTCACCCACGTTCCACGTCAGGAACGGGTGCAGGTTCTTGGCGCTCACGTCCTGCGCGGTCGCGCCGTCGAGCTTGGTGACCGCGTACGTGCCGTTCGGGTGGATGGCAGAGATGATGCCGTCTTGGCCGTCGAGCGAGGACACGCCGGTGCCAGAGATGTGGACCTTGCCGTCGATCCGCAATGGCGGGCCGTGCTGGACCATCACCACCTTGGCGTCGCCGATCCCATAGGCCGTGGTCGAGCCCCCGGTATCGACCGCGATGGTCAGGATGCCGTTCGGCGCGATCTGGGTGACCGTGCCGGTCAGGCCCTCGATTTCGACCTTGGCCCCCACGGTGATGCCCGCAGGCACCCCGCCGGGAGCCATGACGCCGGGCGCCGTACCCGGAGCGGGCGCCAACTCCTCGGCCTTGAACGAGACATAGGGAGCGCCGGGCAGCGCCACGTCGTAATACGTCTCGCCGGACGAGAGCAGCCCCACGTGGGTGATCGAGCCGACCTGCCCGCTGAACGCAGCGCCCTTGGTGACCAGCACCGCATCGCCGACCTTGAACGGCTCGGTAGTCGCTGCCGGGACCCGCGCCAGTTCCGTCGGTGCGACGGGGAAGGCGTTGGCCGCAGCGCCCTTGACGGTGATCAGGCCGCTGGGCGAGACTGCTTGGATGGTCACCTGCTCCGGGTGGGCGAAGCCGGGTGGCTGCCAGAGAGCCTGATCGCCGACCTTCCACGGCTCGGCAGCAGTCGTCACGGCACCCGTGCCCGGCGTAAGGCCCGGGTACTTGCCGAGCTTCAGGTCCTTCTGAACCTCGGAGACGGGGCTGGTGAACTTCGCGCCGCCCGTGACGGCGATGACTTGGTTCGCGTCGATGGTCTGGACGATCGCTCCGTGTTGGAGCTTGTCGCCGACCTTCACCACGTTGTCCGGGTTAGCCCACGCCCAAGCCTCGCTGCCGACAGCCTTGACCTGTATCTGGACCGGCGTGATCCCGGTGTCGATCTTGGTGATCGTGGCGTGGCCCAGCGTCGGGTGGATGACCGCGTCGCCCACCTGCGGAGCCACCGAGGACAACTCGCCGACGGTGAAGCTCTTGTAGGCGCCGGACGGCAGGGTCACCTCGATCACGTCACCGGGCAGGACCTTGTTGACCTTGCCCACGCCGAACGCGGTCTTCACCACGTCGCCCTGCACGAAGGTGGTGACGGCGGCCACGGGGGTGGCTGTTCCGACCGCCCACGCCGGGCTGCTGAAGCCGGGTTTCACGAGCGACGACACGGCCATCCACGTGGTCGAGCCATCCGGAAGCTCCACGAGCGCGAGTGTCCCGACCGGGTCGATGGTCTGAACGGTGACCATCTGGCCCTTGCCGCTGATCTGCTCGATGACCGTGTCGCCGACCTTCAGCGGCGGCTGGGTCACGCCGACATCCGGTACGTGCTTCAGGCCAACGGTGGTCGGGTCGATCAGCAGCCCCGCTCCCGCTCCGGGCGAGATGTCCCACGTGATGCCGACCTTGCCGTCCGCCACGTTCGTGATCGTGCCGGTGGCGTCCCACATATTCGCGACGTGATCCCCGACCTTGAACGTGGCCGACGGCTCGACGTGCTTCAGCATGACGTTCGGGTGCGTGGGATCGAAGGCGGTGCTCGTGATGCCGCTGTCCCACGTGACGGTCACCTTGCCTGCGTCTGGGAACACGGCAGCGATCACGCCCTTGGTGCCAGAGAGGCCGCCGGACTGGACCTTGTCGCCGACGCGGAAGCCAGCAGCAGAGGGAGCCGCAGGCGCAGTAGGCGCACCGAGCGACCCGGTCTTGGTGAGGGGAACGCCGAGCGTCGTCGCGTTGGGGTCCACGTGGATGGAGGGTGAGGTTCCAGTGGCCCAGTGCACGTCGATGAAGCCATCGGCATGGACGAACGTCACCGCGCCCTTCACGCCTGCGCCGTTGACGAGCGTGTCGCCGACCTCCCACGCGGGCTGCGACCCGATGAACGTCAGGTTCGCGTTCCATGGCTCGGTCGCGAACAGCTTGCCATCGGCGGTGGTCTTCAGGAACAGGATGTCCGGCTCGATCTTGGTGATCGAGCCCTCGTTGCCGAGATAGTTGACGAGGTCGCCGATCTGCCATTGGTGGGCCAGCGACAGGTCGGCGATCGAGAAGGTCTGCTCCCCGAAGCCGATCTTCACGAGGGCCTTCTGCCCATCGGCGCTGATCGAGGCGATCAGGGCGGGCTTGTTGTCGAGGGTGTGCACCATGTCGCCGGGCTTCAGCGACGTGATCGCCTTCACGATCGGCTTCAGCTGGTCCGCGAGGAAGTAGCTCGTCACGCTCGGGAACTTCACGTAGAACGTGCCGCCCGCCACGGCATCGATCACCGTGCCGATCCCATAGGTCGCGTGGAGCACGGTGTCGCCGATCGCGAACGCTGCCGGGGCGACCGAGGCGACCGCCGCCACGTCGGTCAGGTCGTTCAGCAGCGAATGGACGAGGCCGATGGTGTTGGGGCGGCTGAGTATCCAGCCACCGAGCACGCTCGACGGCTTCAGCCCGGCAGCCGTGAGCATCTGCTTGGTCTTGTCGCCCAGCACGTTCATAACCGCGTCATCGATGCGGACCGCGAGGTGGTTGACCCCGTACAGGGCGGGGTTCTGCATCACGCCCGCGAAGTATTGGAGTTGCCCCACCAGCGCCGCCGCCACGTCAGGCTCGCTTACGTTCTCGCCGGTGATCACTTGGTTCAGCCGGAGGTTGCCGTTGGGCGACGTGTCCCAGTAGAACTCCACGTCGCCGCCCTTGCTGGTCGTCCACACCTGCTTCTGCGGGTGCGACTTCAGGTCAGGGCCGTCAGGCGTCGGGATGCCGGTCCCGGTGCCGTTGACGAAGTTGTACGCCTCGTGCTGGTCGAAGCCCCACTTCTCGCCGATGCCCGTGGTGCCTTGGGCCGACAGCTTGTTCGGCGTGGCCGTGACCACGTGGCCCAGCGTCTGATCGAGCGACTTGGCCTGCGCAGCAGGGTGCATGGCAGCCGTGGTGATCCCGGGTGGCGGCAGCAGTGACGTGATCGAGACGTTCTGGTCGGTGGCCTTCCGGAGCAGCTGAAGCTGCGGAGCGTCAAGCCGCCACGAGCCACCCTCGCTCTTGCTGCCGAGCACGGTGAACAGGTCCGCCAGCTTGGCCGTCTCGGTGGTGGAGACGGTGACTTCGACCTCCATGCCCTTGTCGGCCTGTCGCAGGATTTCCTTCAGCAGGATCGCCCGGCGCGTCTCGATGCCGGTGACCTTCCACTCGGGCACGCCCATGCGGACGAAGCTGCTGGCCGCGTTCGGGTAGAACAGGTTGATGGGCTGATCGGTGGTGCCGATCTTCCAGTGCACGCTGCTCAGGACTTCGTCCGGTGCCTTGCCTTCGCTGACGAACAGCGAGGTGTCCCATGCGGGCTTGGCGACGCCGTACGTCTCGAAGAACGGGTCCGCCGGAGCCTCCACGCCATGGGTGGCGAAGTGCGTTGGCGTGTTCGTGCCGACGATCTGTCCCACGGCGATGGTCGGGTCAGCCGGTCCCAGCTTGGCCGCGAGGGTGTCAGTGACAGCCGGTGTCAGTGTCAGTGTCGGGGCGTCAGCCGACAGGGCGGTGGGATCGGCCATGATCTTGGCGACCTTCACCGCATCGCCGTTGCCGATCAGCAGGGTCTTGCCGAAGCCGGGCACCTCGCCCGGGATGCCCAGCAGGGCGAAGTCAGCCTTGCCGAAGCCCATGGAGCCCTCGATCGAGAGGTCCCAGCCCTTGGGCAGGTTGGTCACCATGGCGAGCATCGCGTTGGCCCGAAGCTGGGCCATGGCCGGATCAGCCGCCGCCACCAGCACGCCGCTGTCGTTCTTGAACGCCGTCAGCACCCAGCGACGTGTCTTGGCCGCTTCGTCGTCGCGGAAGAACACCGAGGACGTGCCATCTGGTCCGCCCGGAAGCTCGACCTTCATCAGCCCGGTCGGCATCGAGGTGGGCGTCCAGACGCCAGCCGATGCCTCAGCGATCTGGGGGTCGTACCCCAGTTGCTCGTGGAGGAACGGCGATCCGCCACTCACGTCATCGGGGGACATGCCCAGCAGGCGGGCAGGCGGCTCGGTGATCGGAGGCGCGACCGGCGGCAGGCCAGCCTGTTCGAGGTAGGAGTCGAGCACCTTGGTGTCGCGGGAGTCGGGCTTGTCGTAGCGCAGCAGGACCGGGCGCACCTCGGACGGAGTGCCCAGTCTTACGCTGTACGTCTCCTTGATCGTCTTGGCCCACGCCGGACCGCCGCCTGTCCGGTGGGCCACGTAGTAGCGGGTGATCGAGCCGTTGTCGGTGGCGGTGAAGTCACCGAGGTACTTGTCAAGCTCCACGCTGAAGCCCATTTCCTCACGGGCCTCGCGCACGGCAGCCTGCGCGGTCGTCTCGTTCAGGTCCACGCCGCCCTTGGCGAAGGTGTTCTCGTAGCCCGCCCAGCGGTTGCGCGGGGAGATGATCCACATGCGGCCATCGGGCTCGACCAGCACCACGCCTGCACGGAGGCTGTGTGTGCCCTTCTTTGCCACGTCGTAGGCGTCGATCGTGTCCAGCTGCTTCTGGCTGTAGCCCAGCGTGTCCTTCCAGAACGCATCGCTGTTGGTGTCGAGCCCACCCTTGACGGCCTTGTCCAGCGCATCGAGGTCGGCCTTGGACTTGGCCGCGTAATACTGGCTGCCGATCTTCTGCTCGAACAGGCCAGCCTTCTTTGCGGCGTCCGACTCGGCTTGGCTCCACGTGATCGCGTACTTGGCCTCGCCCGACTGGACGGCCTCCCAGCGCAGCCACGCCTTGTCGGCGGCCTCGCGCATGTCCTTCAGCTGCCAGTCCGCCACGGCGCCTTCAGGCAGCGGAGGCTCCTCGGGCACATGGCCGGTCCAGTCAACCGGCGGCGTGTTCAGCGGAGCGATCCCTTCGACGGGGATGGGCTCCACCGTGGTGCCGGGTTCGAGCACCGGCGCCTTCTCATCGATCTTGAACGTCAGCCCGTCGAACGGCGTGTCAGGCTTTGGCGGGGCCGTGAACGACTTGAACGGGACGCCCGTGTATTGGTAGCCCGGCACGACCCCGGTGTCCGGCACGAGGTCTACGACCGAGACGTTCTCGGCCAGCCCAAGCTCCTTGCCGTCGGTGACGCGCACGATCCGCCAGCGCAGGTTGCGCGGCAACTGGACCTGATAGGTGGCCTCGCCTGCGCTGAGCCGGAAGCCCTTGGGCACGTGCATTCGCTGGACCACCCCGCCGGGGATCGCGAAGTTGTACGCCTTGTTGCCGCTGCTCGTGGCGAACGGGATGGCCTTGTCCACGTAGCTGTCGCCGACCTTGCCCAGCGCGCCCGCCTTCAGGCTCTGGCCTCGGTACAGGATGCCCGGGGCCGTCGTCTCGGCTTGGGTGGACAGGCGGTCGTAGTAGTCGAGCAGGTCCTTGCCCTTGACCATGGTTCCATCGACCGACTGGTCGGCGACGTGCTCCCCTGCGCGAAGGGACTTGTTGATGGCGCCCGTGTCCACCGCGTTCCACTCGGCGGCGTCCGCGATGGGCTTCAGGTTCGGTTCCAGCCACCACTCGTCCTTCGGGTTCAGCAGCTGGGTGACGATGCCAGCCGAGCCCTCCGGCGCAAACTCGGCGGCGGTGGGCGCTGGCGGCAGTGGCACTTCTGGCTTGGACCACTGCGGCGTGAGCTTCTTGTCCCAGAGCGTCGCCGCAGCCGGTAGCACCTCGGTGGGCGCCTCGAACGTGCTGCCCTTGATGAGCCACACCTGCCAGTCGGTGGGCACGACGGACACGTCCTTCTTCCACAGCGTCGCCATGTTCCGGATCAGCTTGGTGGCGCCTTCGCGCTCAGCCTCGGGCAGAGCGAGCACGGCGTCGCGCACCGCCTGCGGCGTGTTGTTCTTGAAGAAGCCGGTGTCCTTGGGCTTCATCACGTCCGTCAGGTTCACGCTCGGCAGGTCCTGCGGAGAGAAGCCCAGCAGCGGATCGGCTGGCTTGGCCGGGTAGAACTTGTCGAAGATCGCGGCCAGCTGCTTCGTCTCGGGCTGGTTCATCCCCTCGATGGCGCCCGCGAACGTCTCGGCCCATAGCTCGTGCTGGTTCGAGCGGGCGTACTTCGAGATGTGCGTCGTCTTCAGGGCAGGCCAGAGGGTTGACTTCAGCCACGGCTCCAACTCCTGCCGCACCGGCGCGTAGCGATCCGCGCCCAGCCGCGAGTGGAGGTTCATGCCCAGCCATTCGTGGCCCATCTCGTGGGTCACCACGTCGGAGGCCCACTCGTCGGCGTTGGTCGCGATCTGGCCGCCGACGCTGAACGGGACGTTGGCCTTGTCCCGCAGGAACGCCTTCTGCAAGGCCGTCGAGTCGGTGAACATGGCGCGGTTCAGGAACACCTTGGAGCCGGGCACGTTGGGGTCGATGCGGGCCACTTCGGCGATCGTGCCCTTGCCCGGCGCGTAGGTGCGCAGCGCGACGCCACGGAAGCTGGGGATCGTGCCGAAGCGGCTGAACAGCATGTCCATGCGCTTCGCCAGCACCTTGCCGGTGTCAAACGGCACTTCGAGCAGGCCGCTCCAATCCGTGCCCGGGTAGCGGGCCTCCATGCGCGCCACAAGCTCGGACACGTTGGTGACCTCGGACACGGTCGCGCCCAGATCAGCCGGTGGCGTGTACGGGAAGGTGCCGCCGTCATCGAGCCACGCCTTCCACGCTGCGCTCGGGTGGTCGGCGATGGTGGTGCGATCTGCGAACAGGTCCTCGACCGATTGACGCAGGTTGTGCTTGCGGCTCAGCAGGTCGGCCTTGGCGGCGTCCGTGGTGAGCGCGTCACCGACGGCGTTCAGCAACTGCTGGTCGGTGACGCCATCGAAGCGATCGAGCGTGGTCGCCACGTCCTGTGGGGTGAGGCGCAGCAGCAGGTCCGGGGAGTGGTCGATCCTGCCGAACATCGACGCATCAGCCCGCTCATAGAAGTCCGTCAGGGATGGCGTCAGGCCGGAGCCCAGCCGGTCGAAGCCGTAGCCCTTGTCGATCGCCCACACGCGCCCGGAGTCGTAGAGGTAGTTCCCGCCGTGGCCGTCGGCGTTGTGGATCAGGTAGTCAACGAGCCCGTGGCCGAACAGCTGCCGTTCCTCGTCGTGGCCCAGCACCCGGGCCAGCGTGGCGGCGTCGGGCGCTCGGACCCAGTAGCTCTGGGCGGTGCGAGGCACGAGTGCCTGCCACGCATACCACGGGTTGTCGCCGGTGCCGAACGCGATCCGCGCAACCGGCGGAGCATCGAGGCCAAACAGGGTGGTGACGCGGGAGCCTGCGACTTCCTCCGAGACGCCGTAGGGCTTCAGCAGGAACTCCTGCCCGGTCGGGTCCTTCAGCAGGACACGCGGCGTGGTGCCCTTGCCCAGCTTGTCCGCGCTGCCCCACTTCCAGCCGGGCAGCAGGCCGCCGGTGCCCCACTTGCTCGGGTCAACGAGCACCTGCTCGGTCGGGAAGGCGCCGAACTTGGTGACCGGGAACGTAATCTCGGGCGTGTGCCACACACCCCCTTCGCGCATCAGCGACCACGCCTCGGTGTCACCGGCCAGCGTGCCGGGAATGTAGTCGGGCCGGGTCATGGCGGTGAACGCCTCGGCCCAGAACTCCTCGTCCGAGGTGTCGGCGTAGGACTTCAGCTTCAGCAGGTTGTCGCCCCGGAAGTCAGCCTTGAACGTGTTCCAGCGATCAGCGCCCAGTCGCTGAGAGAGGCGGTTCGACACGAGGTGGCCGTACTCGTGAGCCCATGCGTCGCCGAAGGTGTTCGAGACGGTGATCTTCCCGGCCAGCCCCATCTCGGGTTCGAGGTTGATGCGCCCGTCGCTGAAGGCTCGGCCCGCGTAGCCCACGCCGTCGCTTGACTCGATCACGGACAGCGCGCTGTTCAGGGAGCGGTCGATGCCCAGCTGGTCGAATAGCTCGGCCTTGGCTCGCAGCATGTCCCACTGGGCAGACGAGAACGCCTCGCCCGCGAGGTTCTTCATGCCCGGGAACAGGGCCATGGCGTCGGCCATGGGGTGCTCCGGCGACGGCTCGAAGGCGGTCTGGACGATGGCGTTGGCGTTGCTGACGTGCGGCTCCGCCGCAAGGGCGCGGAAGCTGGGCATCTCCGGCATCTCGCGCATCCACGTCAACTGCGGCCCGGGCAGGATCGGGTGCTCGGTGAAGATCGAGGCTCCGGCGGCGATCGTGTCGGGGATGCGCTGTGCCAGCGGTAGCTCGGCGGACACCGCGCCCAGCCCGTTCAGGAAGTCGGCCAGCCCCTGATTGACCAGCCGGTTGTCGAACTGAAGGCTGAGCCCGCGCTCTGCTGCGCTCTGAGCGGCCCAGCGGATGGCCGCCACGGTCATTTCCGGCTCGAAGGTGTGTGAAGACGCACCCGTCATCGCGCCGGTGATGAAGCGCAGGTTCTTGGCGTCCTCCTGATAGACGGCGGAGTAGGTGTTGTCGCCCAGCGCGAACTTCTGGACCAGCACCGGACCGACGCCCGGCTCGCGTATCCCATCCCGAATGTACGGAGCGTGCAGATCGGGCGGGTGCTTCAGCCACGCAAGCTCCTCGGGCAGGGCCAGCGCCGGGGCGTCAACGACGATCTGGGAGGCCACGTCGGTGTCCCACGTGAAGGCGTTCTGGTCGGCCACCGGCTGCTGCGACGGACCGTAGTCAGGCAGGTCGCCCAGCAGCGACGCCACCGGGATGGGCGTGCCGCAGGCGTCGGCCTCCTTGATCCACACGAGGTTGATCGGTCCCTCGGTGACCATGGACTCGGCGAAGTCGGAGATGCCTGCCAGCGGGTCGCCGCAGACGGTGTCGGGCACGTCGTACTCGAAGCGGCACTTGCAGTTGAGTCCGCACTGGGTGTGGCCGGAGCCCGGGAACAGGCCCATGCTCATCAGCGCGTCGTAGCTGTACGGGCTCATGTCCGATAGCTCGATGCAGTCGTCGCAGTGGTCCGCGTCGCCCAGCGTCCACCAGACTTGGATGATCTGGCCCATGGGCGTCGGCGAGAACACGTGATCCTGACCGATGGCCGACTGCACGTTCGCCACGTCGGCAACCGTCTGGGCCGTGGGTGTGGCGCCCGTCACGGGCGCGATGTTGTCGCCCACTCGGAAGGCTGCGCGCTCGCCCGCCTGCGCGAGGGAGTGGAAGTCGTTCAGGGCACCGCCGACCAGCAGCGCCCGGAGCCACTTCACCGTGTCCGGCTGTGCGAGGTTCCACGGGTTCAGGACGTTCTTCACGATCCAGTTCAGCAGGCCGCCCTTGGCGTGGAGCGCGGCATCTGCCGCCACCATGCTGTCGGTGATGTCGCCTTGGTTGTCGGCGCTCAGCTGGTTCGCGTTGCGAGCACCAGCGGCCCTGCGCGCTGCCCGCATGGCACGGAGAGCTTGGGCGTGCAGGATGGCGTTGACTCGGGCAGCGGCCTCCTGCGGCGTGATCCTCCCGGATTGGAGCAGCCGGGTGACCACGGCCAGCTGGTTGCGCACGGCGGCCTGAGCACTGGCGCTGATCTTGGCGATGGCGGCCAGCAGCTTCCTGACTTGGGCCTGCTGCACCAGCGTCTGGTTGGCCTGTGCCAGCTTCGCTCGCTCAGCCGCGATGCGATCGAGGATGACCGGGATTGACGTGTTCTCGGAGTCGGCCACCGCCCGAGCGAAGCCCTTGCGCATCACGTCGTCCATGCGCACGGCGACCGACTGCAACAGCAGGGCCTCCATGGCCGGGGCGTCCTTGGCCTGCTTGGGGTCCTTGCCGTTGGTGGTGGTGATCAGGCGCCCGATCAGGTCGCCCACGGAGCCGACCGGGATGACCGTCTCGGCGGGTGCCAGCCCGGCGGCCATGAGCGTGCGCTGAATGTCCTGCTGGTCCTGCGTCGAGAGCCGTGACAGGTTGCCCAGCGATCGCTTGCCGACGGTGTAGGCGTTGCTCGCCTGACGCAGGTAGGCCGCGCTGAGCGCCGCCGTGAACTGGGTGCTGGTCAGCGTGCCAGCCTGAAACTGCTCGATCAGCAGCAGCGCCGACTCCACGAACTGGCGCACTGCCCGGGACAGGCGCTCATCGGCGCCGGGGTTGCGCTGGGCCGGTCCCCAGCCGATCACCGGCAGCCCTGCGCTCAGCGCGTAGGCGATCGCCTGAAGGTGGTTGATGTCCCGGTCCGAGGCGACGATGCCCGTCGCGTCCTCTTGGATGGCAACGTCGTACTGGGGGTCGTACCAGAGAGGATCACTGGCGCTTCGCAGCGCCTCGGTGATCTGTTCCAGCAGCGCCTCGGTGAGGTCCCGGTCAGTCTCCGCGACCATACGTCGCCTCGGCAGCATCTGCGGCCTGCCGTGCAATCTCTACCAGACGGTGGACGCGGACCCGCTCGTCCGGCGGAGCCCACGACTCCTGAATGGGAGGCGCGGTGTCCTGCTTGACTCCGGCCTTCTGTGCCGCCGTCGGCATCATGCCCGGCACCGGCGAGAGCTTCGTCGGGAAGCCGCCCTGAGCCGCCAGTGGCGTCAACAGCGACTGCGGGTCGATCGGCTGTGGGCCGGTGGCGCCCTTCATCATGCCCTCGGGCAGCGGCGGGAACAGGCGGTCCATCAGCTGGTCCACGTCCTCGATTTCGAGCGCGACCATGGCGATGGACAGGACCCACTTGCCAGCCTCGGGGTTCTGAAGCGGCAGCATGTCGTAGAGCGCCTTCAGGGCCGTGAAGTAGGCCGCAAGGTCCTTCTTGATGATCGGCGGGAAGACGACGCTCACGTACCAGTCGATCGGCTTGCTCGGCCCCGGGTCTTGGTCCGACAGGGCCGTGAAGACCATCGGCTGGACGGCAGGCGGCGGCGGCGGCACGAACGGCTGGGGCGGGCCACCCGGCGCGGCGGGGTCGGCAGGCTTGGACGGATCGGCAGTCGCCTTGGCAGGGTCGGCGCCGTTCACCTTGGCGCTGTCGCCCTTCACGTGAATGTTGATGTCGCCCTCGTGCAGTTGCACCGGCGAGCCTGCGCGACCGGCAGGCGGTCCACCTGCGCCGACGGGTGCCGTGGTCGGACCCGGGTTCAGCTGAGGCGGTCCAGCTGGCTGTGCGGACGAGGTGTCAAGCACCTGCTGCGCCGTCATCGACCGCTCGCTGTATTTCGTGGAGTCGTCGCGTGGGCCGAGCTTGCCAGCGTCGTGAGCCGTCTCCAACGCGAAGGTGACGATGTCCGACATGATGTCGCCCAGCCACTTCTGCCACGACTCGTACATCTTCAGGAGCGGAAGCTCCATGGCGGTCGCGGTCGCGAGGTTGGCGTTGGCCTCGTCGCCGAAGTAGTGGTTCGGGATGCCGCCCATGCCCGAGCCGCCCATCATGCGGAGGATGCGCTCGTCGGCCAGCGCGTTCGTGCCGCCGGTGTCGTTCTTCATCCATTCGAGGGACGAGTAGTCGTTCTCCACGATGGTCGAGCCCGGCGCCGGAGCAGGGTTGGTGTCGTAGCCGGTGGCGCTCACCTGCATTGACGACTGAAGCCGGGCGACCTCGGCGGCCACATCCTGAGCCGTGCTGTTCTTGCGCTTCTTCTTCCACGCGAACGTGGCAGCTGCGTCAGTGATCGTGGAGCGGTTCTCCATGAACCGCTTGTGCGCGTTGACCCAGTCGAGCGCGGCCTCTATCTCGGACTCGCCCATCTTCGACTTGCCACGGCGGCAGAGCATGACCAGCCCGTCCTCGACCGCCTTGGGCGCGGTCTGGCCCTTGGGGTCCAGAGGAGCGTCGTTGCGCCACTCGCGATACCAGATGAAGTCGTCTGCCGTGGTGGCGGAGTAGGAGCCAACGTTGAAGTCGTAGCTGCCGCCCAGCTTGCGCACCTTCACCCAGAGCGGGATGCGCCAGTTCTCGGGATCGGTGACCACGTCCTCGATCAGCAGCGAGTCGATCGAGCCAAGCTCGACCTTGCCTTCATCGGTGTCGGGGAACATGACCAGCACTTGCAGGCCGTCGGTGAAGGCACCCTTCAGGAAGTCGGACTGGGCCATGTAGCCGAAGAACGTCTGCTGGTTCACCGGGTTCTGGACAAGCTCGTCAACGATCTTCGCGACACGGGTCTTGTTGGCGGCGGAGAGAGTCACGCCGCGCCCGATGGTGTAGTTCACGAGCAGGTTGGACGCCTGCTTCACGAGCGGGCTGCGCCGGGCTGCGCGTCGCGCACGGCGGATCGTCGTGATCCGCTCGTCTCGGGTCAGGTACGTCTCGTCGCCGGAACGGTCGTACGAGAGGTTCGTCCAGTTGGCGTCTTCGAGAGCGCGCTCGACCGTCAACAGGGCTTCGCGAATGCTGACCGGCTTGGGTCCAGCGAAGGCGGGAGCGCCGTTCGGCTGCACGGTGAGTCCCATCACCAGCACCTGAAGTGCGCCCCATCCTGAACGTCGAAGCTCGGCACGCCCGGATGGGGCAGAACGCCGCTCCTCAAGAACCGGGGTTGCCGGTCGCGGGGAAAGCCTATCACGGGCGTCCAGACTGCTGGTACTGTGCGCGCATGACCCGCCCCCATCCACGCCAAGCGGACGCGCTTGCGCTCGCCTCGGGCATCGCCATCGTCTCCGTGGCCCTCATTGCCGTCGCAGACATCGTCGCCCACGGATCACTCGAACCGGCGGTGATGACGCTCGTGGCCTCCACGATCGCGCCTCTGACGCCCGCCCTGATCATCCGCTACGGGATCAACCCGAACCGTAGCGGGCACGAGCAGAGCCCGCCCCAGTGAACATTCCCGACTGGCTCGCGTGGGTCCTGCTGGCGATCCCCGTATTCACGTCGGTCGTGTTCGTGCGCATGGCGTGGCGAGCAGGGAAGGACATGCTCGGGCTGAAGGCGACGACGCTGCCGCTGGTGGAGGCGCGGCTGGTGGTCGGCTGCGGGTTGGCCCTGATCAGCCTCGGTAACGTCCAGACCGGGATCGGCTACATCGCCCAGATCGGGAGTGCGACGGACATCAACATCGCCGTCGGCGCCATCGTGGTCCGGGGAGCCCTCCTGCCGGTCGCGCTGTACGTCCTGCTGCGGTATCGGGGCGGCTGAGGAAGTTAGCACCCGGGGGTTGCTACCGGAGTCCCAGAGCGGCGTTCTGATCGCTCGCCCCAGACCTTCCTGCCGGTCAGAGCTTCCCTATCACCTCAGTTGCGGCTACCGCAGAGACAGTTGGCGTCCAGCACGCTCGGGCCACATGCAACCCGGGCTGCGCCCTCCCGTGAGACGGCGCGAAGCTGACGCCCGTCGTCATTAGCGCCGGGCTCCGCCAGTGTACCGCAGGGAGTCAATAGGTCTAGTGGAAGCGTCCCGTGGAGCGGTGGCTCCCAAAGCGCCTCATGCGGGCTCCCGGCGCTCCCGTTGGCGGCGGGATGCCAACGGAGACGGCTGGCGTACCCGGGCGAGCGTGCGCCACGACCGGGTCCGGGTGGAGCCCGTAGGCCCAGTTGATGGTCGGAGCCTTGGCAAGCGCGGCCACTGCGGTCGGCGTGAGGGTGACGTTGTTGTAGCCGAGCAGGACCGTGGCCGCTATGCCGTCCATGTAGGGCACGGACGCGATGTTGTTCGAGAAGCCGCCACGCATCTTCAGGGAGTTGACCTTGGCGGCAGTCCACGAGCCACCCGACGGCGGAGCCGAGAGGAACACGTGCCTCACGACCACGGTCGTGTCTGACACGTCCTCGTTGGTCAGCAGGCTCGTGGTATGAGCCCAGTTGTCGTCAGACACCTGAATGCTGATCTGATCGGCGGTCGTGCCGCTGGCGTGGAACGTCATGGTGAAGCCCACACCCTTGATGACCTTGCTGCCAGTCTCGGGCAGGTCGGACATCAGCCATTCGAGGTAGGCGGTCGAGCGCGCAACCTTCTGGCGCAGCGGGTTGGTGATGACCGACAGGTCAGTCTTGCCGACGTAGGTGTTCGTGTCGGTCGCGTTGGTCGCCACGTCGCCGCCAGCCGTCCCGTATCCGAAGTCGCCAGCCGTGAAGCTGTGCGAGCCATCAGAGGTTGGGCGGAGCACCACCTGCTCGCTGCCGAACGCGCCGGAGGTGGCGTAGTCCGCGCCGGGAGTTGTTCCGGGAGCCGACCAGATGTCCACCCAACGCGCATTCAGCACGGAGGTGGCGCCTCCGGCGGCAACCGACCAGTTGGAGATGTTGAACGACTCGGACAGGCCGAGTGAGCCGTTCGTTCTCGTCGTCCAGACGCCAGTCGAGCTATCCCACGTGCGCCAGCGCACCGTGTTGGTGCCGGTCGTGGCGTCAATCTCGAACGCCAGCGCATACAGCCGGTTCGCCACGAGCGTCGGCCCGCTGACGGTGCCGTAGTTGCATTGCAGGACGCCGCCGGTCGTCACCTGAAACGTGAGGTTGTTGCCGCCTGCCTTCACGACATTCACGAGGGCGACCGTTGCGCCGACGGGTAGCGCGTCGATGGTGAAGTAGCCCTCCCACGCCAGCACCTTGTTCCCAGATGGAATGGGGTGGCGGTGTAGTTGGACCGTCGCGTTAGGCGACTCCTTGTAGCAGTGCGAGCGCCCGGAGCGGATGCTCGACGCCTCGATGGACGCCGCGCCGTTCACGAGCGACCAGTACGGGCTTGTGCCCTGCGTCGCGCCCGTGACGTTGATGCCCTCCTCGGAGGTGGTGCAGAAGTCAACGGCCATCAGAGCACCAGCCCGGTGACGAACGGATGGCCGTTGTCGATGGTGTTGTCGCCGCCCCATTCAGTCGTGAAGAACTGCCGCTTCCCGTCCTGCGACGGCACCGCCATGGGATCGTTGTTGTAGTGATCGTTGCCGTGGTGGGAGAAGCAGAACGGGTGCCACGTGCCGGTCCCGTCGAGGTCGAGCACGCCCACCTGATCATTGCCCTTCAGCCCGGCACCGGCGGTCGAGTCGTAGCAGGACAGCGTCACCTTGCCCGGCTGCCAGATGTTGCGGCACGAGATGTGGCCGAAGGCCATGGCCCCGGTGCCGGTTAGCTCGTTCCGCTCGGTGCCGTCCGAGAGACGGTGCGTGATCAGGTTGGAGCCCTTGTAGACGACGGCGACCTCGTTGCCCGCCGAGTCGTAGCCGAAGTCCCAGTGCTGCCCACCCGAAGTGCTCATCTGGCGGATGCGACCGTAGTCGTTCGCGCCGGTGAAGAAGTCCGATGCCCGGAACAGCCAGATGCCGCGATCCGTCGTGCCCGTGTTCAGGCCCGTCTCGCTCGTGGCGAACTGGACGCCCACGTACTGGCCCGATTGACTCACGGTGGCGTTGTTGGCCCGAGGCGAGCACGGGAACAGGACCCCGACGCCATCCGAGTTCGTGCCGCCGGTGCCAGCCATGCTGTAGAGCACGACCTTCTCGGCACCCGACACCGAGCCCTGAAAGACGACCCACAGATCGTCGTTCGACAGGTTGCCCTCCGCGTCTCCAATCTCCATGTTGGCGAGCCCGAGCCCGGAGAAGTCATGGATCGTCGTCAGGGCGAGCGACGAGATGGTGCGCTTCGAGAACACGCTCTTGGGAGAGCCCCCGGTCGTGTAGAGGAACGGTGCCGACAGGAAGCCCGCCGTCACGGTGTTGGGCCATCGCGACCCCGAGTTGATCGTGACCGTCGGGCCTTTGGCGACGGATAGGTCGCTCATGTTGACGATGATGCGTCCGCTCGTGCTGTCCAGTTGCAGGAGCTTGCCGTCAGGCGACAGCGGCTGCTGGCGGGAGTAAAGCTGCTTCGACCACGTCGTGTCGCTGAGCTTCTTGACTTTGGCTCCGAACGTGGAGTCCGTGATCACGGAGCCTGCCGATGCAGGGGCAGAGTCACCGTTGGTGGCGGTGTATGTCATCGCGACACCAGCTGGGGTCACCCCGGACGCACTCAGGACGGGACGGGCGTAGGCCCGGACCGCCTGCGGGTTCAGGTTCCGAGCCGGAGGCGACCAGCTATGAGTGATGGTGACGCTGCGACCGGCCACCGAGGGTTACCCGGCTGCGACTTGCAGCAACCCTGCCACGTCCACCGTCACGTTCACGGCACCGCCACCACCGGCGAAGGGGAAGCCGCCGCTGTCCACGAACGCAATCGGGATGTCGTTCGCACCACCGTTCACGTTCTTGACGATCACGTATCCCTGCGCCTGACGGGTGCCGGGGCCGACCGTGGTGCCGAACGTGAAGTCAGCGGCGTCGGTCCATGAGAGGTGTGTGCTGTTGTTCTCCGCAGAGGCGGACATGCTCAGGGTCGGGCGGGAGTAGCCCGAGCCGTCGAACTCATCCAGTGTCGTGAAGCCGCCGACGGTCGCCTTGTCGCGCTCCGTGTCGGCGGTCGTGTTGGTCATCACGAGGATCGCCCGGAGGTCAGACGTGCCGGGGTTCAGGGCCGCCGTGTTCAGCAACTGCAACGCATGGTCGTACCAGAAGCTCACGGTCAGTCCCTTCCGTAGGTCAAGTGCACGACGGCGGCAGCCGACGTGGAGCGGACATGAGCGGTGTCGTCAGCGCCGACACCGCTCGCCTTCGTGGGATACGTGATGGACGCTCCGGCACCCTGCCAGTAGCCGATCCCGTTCGTCGTCGCCTCGCCCATCGCCACGGCGCACTCAGCCGAGCAGTAGACCGTGACGTAGGTC